CGTCATAGTACGCCTGTGCAAGGGTCTCCACCTCTGCGATGTCGTCGGCATCCAACAGCCCGTTGTCCAGATGGGTGTACGCCTTATCCAGCCAGTATGCCACGTCACGCCCTGCGGCGATTTCCCGCTTGATGGAGCGCAGGGTCAGGTCATGGCGAGCTTTGCTTTTGATTGCCATATGTATGTACCTCCTTATGTGTTGGTCATTGATGCCACAGCATCCTCAAGGTCAGTGATGCGTTTGATGGGGTCTGCTCTGCCGGTAACGGTTACATTGTCCGCGTCGGTCAGGACTGTGTTTACGCCGGGGAGAGCGGGAATAGGCTGTGCGCCTGTCGCGGTGATAGGAGTGGGCGTTTCCAGCTTGTACGCGATTTGCACCGGGATACCAGCGGCATACTGGGCGGCAAGGTAAGATTTCCAAGCATCTACTGTCTCCCACGTTTCAGTAGTGCAAAAATGCACTCTTTCCCCACTGCTTTCAAACGCAAAATATCCTTCATTTCCCTTACTCGCATAAGCATACTGTTTCCACGAGAACATGCTGCACATACAATTCGTTAAGCTGTTTGCACCGGGTTTTATGCTACAAGAATAATTATCTGTTGCGTTGTCTTGTCGTATCCACCCCTCCGTCCCATCCAGAGTAACCAGCTTCCACAGTTCCGTCCCACCTGCCGTCACTGCGTCCACCTCACCACCGTATATGGTGCGAGGCAGGATTAGGGTGTTGGTTTGACCGGTGTAAGGGGCATAGGTGGTTGCTCCGCGCCCTAATTCGAGTTGGATATTTTGGAATGTTGCATTGGAATGATCTCCCGGACTCGAACCGGCGTAAAAGCGAAAAGCAAAAATTCCAACACTTGCGTGAATCAAAATTTCAATTCGTTTGCCTTTCTGCTCTTGCGAGTAAACCCATTTACCATCAAAAAAACGACCGACTTGGACAGTACTGCTTGTTGATTCGGTTTCTACCTCGCAAGAAAATTTATAGTCACCAGCAGGATAGTTTACTGATATTTCTTTGTACTGATTGAAGCCAATATCACCCAAACTCCACAGATTTTCCCCGCACCGCTCCGCGCTCACCGTCTCCCGCCCGGAAATAGGCCGGATGTTGTCCGGGCTTGGGTCACCGCTGCCCTCCTGCACAGGTTCCCACTTCGCTTTCACGCCAAGCGGATAGTCTGCCACGGGGTAGCACACCACCGGGTTGCCGGTCTCTTCCAGCGGCGGACAGAGCATATCCACGATGTGCTTGCTGCTCCATGCGTCGGGCCCAACGGTGGAATCGTCGATTTCGGCCTTTTCCGTCTTCAGCTCCTCGACTTTCTTTACGGTAGTTTGGTAGTCTTCGGGGATAGATTCCAGTACCTTGGAACCGGCTTTTTCGACAGCGCTAACAGCGTCAGTCTGCGCCGTCTGCACAGCCTGAGTGGCTGTAGACTGAGCGTCAGACACGGCTTTTACGGCAGTGCCTTGAGCGGCAGTCACAGCGTCAAGGGCTTTTCCCTTAGCGCTTTCTACTGCAGTGGTGGCAGAAGTCTGCTTCGTGTCCAATGCTTTTAGGGCATCAGTTTTTGCAGAGCTGATTTTATCCAGCGCGTCAGTGCTGGCACTTTCAGTCTGCCGCTGTGCGGTTTCGGCACGGGTCGCTGCCGCCTCCGCGCGCTGTTGTCCCTGAACAGCTGCAGAAGCGGAGGCATCGGCCTTTGTGGCGCTTTCCTGTGCGGTATTGGCGCTGGCATCAGATTTCTTGGCGCTGCTTTCGGCGGCTTTCTGGCTCCCGGCAGCTGCACTTGCACTTCTCTCAGCTGCGGATGAACTATCTGCGGCTTGCTCAGCAAAGCGCTTTGCCGCTCCGGCATACTGTGCAGCATTTTGAGAGTTGCTACCCGCTGCCAGAGCTGACTTTTTGGCAGCGTCAGCCCAAACAAGGGCATCAGCAGCACTCTGGCCTGCATTTTTCGCACTGGTGGCGGATTCACTGGCGGCGGTCTGTGCATCGGTCTTGGCCTGCTCTGCGGCGGTGGCATCTTTGTGCACGGCATCCACCAGCTGTTGCCATGCAGGGGTGCCCGGTTCCGGCATAGTGCCGTCCTCTGTGCCGCTGTTGGCAGACACGCGATACCGCAGGTCGGCGCTGGTCACGGTCTTTGTGCCGTCGCTGCCCTCAAAGGTGATGCAACCATTGCCGGGCTGTGCGGTCACGCTGGCGGGCACATCCACAGAGCCGTCCGCCACCAGCGAGGACGCCGGGTCCTTGCCACCTGGCACATGCCAAAATGCCCGGATGGTCAGGCCCTCCCACTCGCCGGAAGCAGTGACGGTCAGCCGGTACACGCCCCGGTTTTTGGTGTAGCCAAAGCGCACCATCTGCTCATAGCCGGGCACTTTGACAACGCCATTGGATGCGAGAGATACGCTTAGCTCGATCATAAATTACTCCTTGTTAATGGTAGGCTTCTTTTCTGCCAACGCCTTTTTCATCATGCTGACGGCCTTTTCAATCACACTGTCCAGCACTTCATCCGTGATGAAAGGCTTCAGCCAGTCCGGCAGTGCGCCGCGCAGCGCGGCAAAAACCTGTGCCTTTTTCTTTGCGCCCTGACCGCTGCCCATGATGCTGTCCTCAGCGATGGTCACCAGCTCCAGCGCCCACTGTTTGACGTACTGCTTATAGCCCATGCGGATAGCGCCGACAGCCAAAGCCACAAAGCCGACGATAATAAGAACGATTGCGACGGGGGCGGGGATGAAATTAAGCATTGCTTCCATGATTTGTTACTCCTTTCAGCAGGTAGTTGTTAATATCGGATTTGCTTTTTTGCATACCTTCGCGGTTGTTGCCGGACAGCTGCGAATCCAAAAGATTTTGTACGCCAACGAGTACGAGACGCATTTCTTCATCGAGGCCGTCAAATCGGCGCAGGTCTCTTGCAAGGGCCTGTGTGTGTTGAAGCTGCCCCTGTTCCAGCACACCAAGTCTTTTGTCGAACGCATCCATTCGCTTGTTCTGCGCATCGTCGGGGGCCTGTGCATTTTTGACGTACTTGTGGATGATGTCCATCACCTTGTCGATGGTGATGACCGCAGCGCACAGGCTGCCCAGGATGCCCAGCACCCACAAGATTGCCTGCTCTTTGGTCATGCACCCTCCCGGAGACGGGTCAGGCCCTTCTTGCAGATGATGCTGGTATAGTCCTTGTAGGCGTGGCTCAGGTCTACGTTGCCGCTCACCCCCGGCACGCGGGCGGTGCTGGTGTACTGCCACATCCCAAAGGAAAAGTCTGTTTTGGGCTTGTCCTCCGGTTTGGTCTTGCTCTTGTCTCTGGGATATCTTGCCAGCCATACGTCGTAGAGCTTCAGCGCCGCGCCGCCCATGTACAGGAAGGTGTTGCCAAACCACATGCCGGTGTACAGCAAAGCGTACACGCCCCAGCTTTCCACCGTGCTCAGCATGTAAGCTGTCAGGTCGGTCAGCGCGGACTTGCCCAGCGGCTTCTGCACCTCGTCCTCGATGTCCACGGCCGCCGGCAGATCAAAGCTCCGGCCGGTGAGCAGCTTCTTGAAATAGGCCAGCTCCTTGTCGGCTTCTGCCAGGTTGACGGCCTTGAAATAGCCATACACGCCCACCGGGATGCCCAGCCGAGTGCACTCGGCATAGTTGCGCTCAAAGGTCGGGTCCAAATACGGCTTACTTGCCTTGCCGTCTGCACTGTTGCCCATGGCCCGCAGCATCACACCGTCAATTTTTCCGCTGGCCTTGACCTTGTCCCAGTCGATGCTGCCCTGCCAGCGGGAAACGTCCATGATTGTTTTACTCATTTAAGCCTCCTTGTTCTTATTGCCGGTCTTGTCCTCCAGCAGCTCGATCAGCTCCTTATACTCGGCCTCGGTGATGCGGCCAATGGCGTAGAAAACGTCCAGCTTGTCCGCAAGACCAGCGGTCTGTCCGCGCTCGATCAAGCGTTTACAGGTACGATACAACATAGTTTTTACCTCCTTATGTGGTTCTTGTATCAGTGGTGGTGTCGTCGGTCAGCCCCAGTTCCAGCATGGCGACGCGGTATTCCTGATCTACCGCCAGGGCGTCCGTGTCCGCCTGGGCGGCCTGCGTCTCGGTCAGCAGCTCTGCCAAGGTGGGGTAGTGGTAGCCGGTGAATACAACCGATACAGTATTCAGCGTATTGGTAAGGGTACATTCAAGCCTTTTTTTGTCGGCCGAAAATAATACTGTGACCGTGAGACTTCCCGCGCTAGAAATGTGAGCTTCATATGTCATACCAGGGGTAAGATTAAAATCAGCTTCGTTTACGCGGAGGTTAACGTAATCTACACCGTCCTGAACGTTAATTGTCTCAGTTTTTCTCCTCCCAATCGTTGTTTTTCCGCTCCACACCAGCCGCGCCTCCGACTTGACCGCCACACTGGCCGCGATGGTGTCATACAGCGTCTTGCCGCTCAGGGTGCCGTCCGCAGCGATGTCCAGATAGTCGCCCACCTTCACGCCGCCCAGCTGGTCCGCCGTAGCGGGCGGCAGGGTGTACGGCGTGCCGAACTTGGCATCGGCCTGGGCCTTGGTATACCTCTGATCCAGGGCGTCTCCGGTCGCCTTTGCATCAGCCGGCGCGCCCGATACGGTCAGGGTCGTGTCAGTAGACACGATAGCCTTTGCGTCGGCGGCACTCTTTGCAGCTGCTTCCTCGCTGGCCTTTGCAGCAGATGCACTAGACGCGGCAGCAGTTTGACTGGCCGCTGCTCCTGCGGCACTGGAAGCAGATTCCTCGGCTTTTGATGCTGAAATATCTGCCTGCTCTTGCGCTGCGCTTATGGCGTTTGCAGTGGCGTCTTTGACTGTCTTGGCTGCTGCTGCGGCCTGTGCTGTGGCAGTTGCCGCCGCGTTTGTGGCTGTTTCCGCACTCTGAACAGCTTCTTCCTGCCGCGCGATGACAGCCTCACCATACCGCTTCACATACTCAAAGCCCTGTGCAAGGGCTTCCCGTACTTCCACGCCGCGTTCTGCATTGCGGACTTCGGAAATCGCTTCGTCAAATGTCTTATCCAATTTATCACCCCTTTGCGGATGCATAGCCCTTCAGCGAGCGGCTCAGGTCATAGGCGTCACTGGCTTTTCGTGCGCTCAGGGCCTGCAAGTCGCTGACGCTGGAGAAATCAATGCCCAGCGTGAATTCTTTTTTGTCCGGCGCGTCCAAAGGCTCCACAAGCTTAGAGCACAAAAGCCAGGTGTTCACCCCGTGCGGGTTGGAGTAGATGTGTGTCATCTTGCCAAAGCCAAGGCGGGCGATATCCACACCGGCATCCTTGAGGTCCACAGCCTTTACCGTGATTCCGTCGAGATAACGCAAGTTTTTGGACAGCTCCGCGTTGGCGGCATCCAGAAGCGACTGCGTTGTGTTTTCGGTTCCGTCCTGAACAATGACCCGCGCGATGATGCCAAACAGCTTTTGCGCGGTGGCGTCGTTAGCGGTTGCCGTGATGGTGTTGGTTTTCTCCCACAAAAACCAGCCGGATTTCTTTTTTCCGACAGCAATGACGCGGGTGACGATATCCTCTGCTTTGACGTAGCTGCTCAGGTCGAGCAGGTTTGTGCCGAATGCGATGGGCTGCCCGTTTTTCTCCTGCACTTCCTGGACGTAGTCCAGATACCGGGCCCCGTTTTCGTGCCGGACGATCAGATACCCGCCGTATACATCCACAAGCTCATTTTGGATGACATCCCATGTAACGCCAAAATTTCGTCCATCGCCAAAGGTGTACCGTGGCGCAGAATCGTAACGGACAACGGAAGAATCCGGCAGGGCTGCACCGTTGAACAAGACGGCATAGCCGTCTCCCTGCTTTTCGATTTTCCAATTTTTCGAGACCGTGTCTTTGAGATCGTATTCCGTCTCAGGCGGAAAGGATTTTGAGTGCGTGGCGCATGTGATATCCGGCGTGATCGTACTTTGCGCGGCTTCGTGCGTCTGGCCATCTCCGTCCAAGGGCAGGGCCACATTTACGCTCACGGAAAACAGGCCGTTTCCTGTGCGCCAGATATACCCGTTTATGGAAGAATCTGCATGCTTTTCATTCAGCGTCCAGCTGTACGCGGATGGATCCGGGGCCGTGTCATCATCCGAGTAGCCGGCTTCATATTGGCTTACAAGCTGTACGCCGGACGAGGTATAAAGTCCATATTCATACCTGTAATCGCCGTCACTATCCGGAGTACCCGCCATGTATTCCAGTTTCATCACGCAGTTATGCAGCTCTGGCACCACCACACTGGTGCTCGGAAAGCCAACATTTCCACAGGTAAACGCCTTGTATGCGTCCACCATGCCGGTATGATTTTCCAGCAGAAACGCAAGAAATTGCTTGATCGTCACGTCTTTGGCTGTATATGGCGCAACAGAGCTGTCGTTGAGGTAGGCCAGCTCTCCCTCGCAAAAGACTTTTTGACGCAGCATAAAATCCTGCTCATGGCTCATGGGCCTGCCCTCCCAGATGCGCACACCGTCTTGTTCTACGGACACGGTCGTGCGCATTTTTTGCAAAGCTGAGTGGGCCACATTGCCAAGCGGCAGGGTGAATTCCAAGCTACCGGCCTTGCTCACCTCCCGTGTCAGAGTTGGACTGATGAGCTTTTTTGTGTCCGTGTAGTCCGTTGGGTCGTAAATGCAGGTCTTTGTCTTCCACACGTCAACGCCTGTCTGGACGCCCGCATAAACTTTATAGCTCATAAGCTGCCCCCCAGATATCGGATGCTGATGCTGCAATCCGCAGACGCCGCAAAGATGAGAGTACCTACAACGCCATCCGGCATATGCAAGCCCTCAATGTACTGCCACTCTGTAGACTTTGCAAGGATGCCAACCTCAAGGCCATTGAGGGACACCGCAATGTCGGCAGCGTCCTCGCTGCGCTTGAAGTAGATGCCAGCTGCTCTTGGTGCGCCGGTGACAGTTACGGTGATGTCCTCGTTGGCTTTGAGCTGGATATCCGTATAATTGCGGATGATCGCCGTATCAAATACAAGGTCATCCCACAGCCAGTCATCAGAGCCGTCGTATACACTGCGCTTGAAGGGGCTGCAGGTGCCTGTGATGGTGAACGCACTGGAAAGCCGGTCGCGCGTCATGGACACGCTCCACAAGCCCTCCCAGTAGAAAGATGGGTCATTGTCGAACTTACATTGAAGCCATTTGCCATGGATGGCGTTTGCGATCCGGCTGTAAAGGGTCGGCCAGGTTTTTTTGGGCGCCCTGCACAGCAGCTCCATGGTAATGGTGCGCTTTTTGTAGTGTGGCCTGCCGTCCAAAGAACTGGTCAGGTTGAGCAGCGTATCAGAGCCTGGCACCTGTACCAGGTACTCGTCCACCTCCGCGCTGCTGATCTTCGGGCTGCCCACTTTGAGGTACAGACCCCAGTCCGTGAGGGTATGATAATCGCCGATTTTTGCGCCTTGCAATTTTGCCATTATACGCCCCTCGCTTTCCGGGTCACTGCAACGCCGATGTGCAGATCCACATTATTTGCCATACGCGGAGACAAAACGCCGACAAGCTCACCGGAATCCATGACCACCTGACCCTTGCCGATGTCAGGCAGATGCTCGTCCAGCATCCCCTCGATGCGTTCAAGAATGCTGGTCTGCCGGTCAACAATGGACTGCTGGCCGGTGACGCGGTACTGTATCGCAGACCGCGTAGAAAACTCGCTCAGGCTGTCGTAAACGCCCACATCGTCAAACGGGCTCTTGTAATTATTGACCGGGTCTTTGCTCTTTTTGTTTTTGGCCCACAGCGCAAGCCCGATGCCGCCAGCTGCAGCGCCCGCAGCGCCAACGCCCAGGATCAGGGCAAGGACGGGGTTCGCTGCCACAAAGGACACGATGCCGCCCAGTGCAGAAGTGATGCCGCCTGCCATGCCGGAAAAGCTCTGGACGATGCCGCCTAGTGCTCCGCCCACGCCGCCGGAGCTTGCAAGGCCCTGCACGATCTCAGAGAACGCCTTTACTTCGGTAGTAGCGCCATTGATCCCGGGCGTAATGCCGTTTGTGAAGATGCTCTGGATGGTTTCCAGCGCCTTGCCGATGCCACCGCTGAAGTAGCCCTCATTGACCGCTGTCAGTGCGTCCGTAAGCCACTTGGAAATCACTTCGCGCTGACCCTGCGACACCTCGCCCCAGATCAGATTGACAAAATCCAGCCCAAGACTTGCCCAGTCGCCATTTTTGGCATCACTAAAGGCGCTTTTTACCAGCCCGAAAATGCCCTTATCCAGCTGGCCGGAAGCCTCACTCAGCTGCTGGTCAATGCGGCTCTGGGTACCCTTTACGCTCTTGTCGATAAGAGTAGAGGTCTCGTTCACCTTATCTTCGATTCCGTCGATGTAGGTGATGATCTTCTCGTAGGTCTCCGCGCCGTTCTCGCCGATGCGCTGGCCGGTCTCTGTGACGGTCTTCTTGATATGCTCGCTGCCGTCCGCGTACTTCTCCACCGCCTGCTGCACCTTTGTGGTGATGCCGTTAAAGGTGGTTTCCGAGACGTTGGTAAAGGTGCCCAGCAGCGTTTTAGACATGTCGTCATAGGTCTTTGTGACCTTTGTGACCGTGCCGTTAACCTTGGTCTCGACCTGCTTAAAGGTCGTGGCAACACCGTTCACCATCTCCTTGCCGGTCGTGGTGGTGGTCTCGGTGATGCGGTCTTTGATTTTGCCGGAGCTGTCCTTTACCTTCTCGGTAAGAGTCTGGATGCTAGTGGTTACAGTGCCCAGCTCGTTCTGTGCGGTGGTCGTGGCAGTGCTGGAGATGGACGAAATGACCGTTTCGGTGGTGGATTTTTTACCTGTGGATTTTTTCTTGGTTGTGCCGGACGGGCTTGTGGTGATGCTGCTTCCACCGTCACCGATTGCTGCAGCAAGCTCTGCCTGACGTTCAGACCAGCTCTTATTACTGACGCCTGTGCCGTTCAGGGCGTTTTGCCGAAGGCGGTTTCGGTTATTCTGCTTTTGGGTATCTGTCCGGTAATCGTCATAGCTTGTGTAGTCTGCATAAGCGTCTTTTCCAAGCGCCTTGTTCAGCCAATAGCTAGCCTTGTCTAAAGCAGTCACCGCAGCATTGCCAAGCTCAACAAATTTGTTCTTGATGCTTGTAATCGGGCCGCTCAGACCAGTAATCGCCCCAGCCAGGCCAAGCCACCCGTCGGTTTTGTAGGCTTCCTGTGCTGCGACGAGCATGTCGTTCAGATTGCCGATTACAACGCCGACGCCGCTGGACAAATCTCCGGTCAGCAATCCCGCCAGCTGCTTTACATTGTCTTGCAGGGTAGACACGCGGCCATTCATGGTCTGGCTTTGGGTGTCCATGCTGTTGTAGTAGCGCCCGCCCTCTTCGGAAGCGGCCTGCAGGGCCTGTGTCAGCAGATCATAACTGATGGTCATGTTCTGCACTTCGGCGGTGGACTTGCCTGTGTAGTCGGCCAGAATGCCGTACACGTCGATGCCAGCATAAGCAAACTGCTTGATATCGGCCGTTGTAGCCTTGCCGGTGTTGGCGATCTGCTGCAGGTTCTGGGACATGCGGTTCAACTCGTCGTTTCCGCCACCTGTCGCAGAGACTGCGTCGCCCAGCGCCATGATGGTATTGCGGGCATAGGAAGCGTTCTCGCCTGCAGAGATCAAGTATTGGTTTGCCTTTGTCAGGGACTCGACATCAAACGGGGTTTTTGCCGCGTCTTCCTGGATCTGGCTCATGACCTGCTGGGCGGCTTCCGCGCTGCCCAACATATTGGTAAAGCCGGTGGTGTATTTCTCGATCTGGGCGTTGTAGTCGATGCCGCTCTGGATAAAACCTTTTGCTGCGCTAAGTGCAGCAGAGGCAAGGCCTTGAAGAACGCCTGACAGAAGGTTTGCTTTTGTCATGGCACCGGCCAGCGACTCACCGGAGGTTTTGGCGCTCTCGCCAAATCCGTCCATGCCGTTGTTTGCGGCTTTCAACGCAGTCGTGGTTGCCTTGAGCTGCGCTTCTGCCTGCGCAAGCATGGCCTTCAGATTTTTGGTCTCAGAGGACGCTTTGCCGGTTTTGCCCACAGATTCGTTGTAACGTCTGGTCAGCTCTACTACGGCCTTTGCGGCTTTGCTGTACTCTCCTGAAAGCGAAGAAACGGTCTTTTTTGTCTCAGATTGCACATTCTGGATGCCCTGCCGGTAGGCGCTGTCGTCCAGCCCGAGGGTGGCGCTCAATTCAAAAAGTTTCAGGTTCCATCACCCCCTCCGCACAGCTCTTTAAGAGCCTTGCTGTTTTCTTCCGTGATCTCCGCCGCAGACCGCTTGTCGATCTGCTTTACATAAAGCGGGAATGTATACGAAGCAACGTAGGAATAAAGAGCGTTAGCTCCTGCAAGACCGCCAACGGCATCTGCTATGCAATCGCGGTAGAATTGAACTTCATCGTGGTTTCTGATTTCTTTTTTGATGTGGTCGAGGATATAGGACTTGCCGAAAAGTTCCAGTAAATCCAGACGAATGGTCGAGACCATTCGTTTATACCCTTCCACGCCGATCACATCAAGGATCTCAAAAAAGCCATGAAATCGTCATCAGACAGCGCGCGGGACATTGCTGCGGCCAGCTTTCTGGTGGGCGGAAGCTCTTCGTCCTTATCCAGCGCCACAAAGAGCGGCAAGACCTTTTCGGTCATATCTGCGTGCTCTTCGTAGATCATGCGCATCATTTCTTCCGCATTTTTCGCGCCCTGTTCTGCAATCTTCTTGGCCTTCTCCTCCGGGGTTTCGTTGCCAGTCAGCGGCGCAGGCTGAGTTGCCGCCGCCACCGCGCCCGTGTCAACGATGCACTGCTTGTATGCCTTTGCCAGCTTATAAGTTTTTGCAAGGTACTCCTTGCCTTCCAGATCAATGATTTCCTTCATGTCTTTCCTCCTTACATCAGGACGCGGCCTTTGTGATAGAGTAGAACTCCATCGGGGCCTGTTCGGGGTTCTCGAGGTCTGCAAAAGCGGTCAGCGTGATCTGCATCGAGCCGCCGCCGCGGTGCTCAGACTTCAGGCTCAGTCCGCCGGTGGACATGGCATTATAGAGCTTGACCGCGATAAAGCCGCCGCCGATCATGGGGCCGACCCACCAAATGGGCTTGAAATCCGTCAAAGCGGTTTTCAGGCGTGCAACCACGTGGGTGGGGTCTTCCGGGTCAATGTCCGCAGTGCCAATAGCGAGCTGGATGCTCTTAGGGTCTGCGTTGGGAGTCGTGTAAGAGATGGTTGCGGTGGTTCCGGTGACTTCCACGCCCTGCTTTGTATTGGTGGGGGCGTTGTCGATTCCGGAAAGAGTATCCTCAATGGAGTTCTGATAGGTGATAGTCACGCCGCCCTGTGTGGCGTGGATAACGTTTGTTTCATCGATTTTCGGGGCCTCAAGCGAGAAATCGGACAAAATGTTGCCCGAGCCCTTGGGGATGCTCTTGAAAGCGTCCGCTGTCAAAACGTTGACGTTAAACTTCTTTGCTAAAGTTTCAGCCATATTGCTCCTTTACTCACGGTATAAGCCGTGTAAGTTCAAAAATAAGGTATTCGCACAGATACCCTTCAGGCGTGTTGTTGAGTGGCTGCGCCCAATCTTTATCGTCTTTGTCCAAAAGAATAGCGCCGCCCTCGCACTCGATTTTTAAGCCACCTCTTGGGATAGCCGCGCTGATCGTATCCTCGGTTTGCAGGATGGGGGCCCTGCCGCCCTTGCTGGGGTACCACAGCCGGGCGTGGAAGGATGCCGTTTCGTTCCACCCTCCGGGGATAGTGGGCTTGTAGGTCAGGTAGGGCAGTGAAGCGGCGGGAGGGATGTTATCTTCCAGATAGCCCGGGATGCCAAAGTCGTTGAAAAACGTGTTCAGCGCCCGGTTGATGCTCTCAGACGGGCCCATCACGGCAGCACCGCCTTTTTGCACTTGACGGCCCGCAGTCCCATGCCGGATTCCGGCGGGGCTTTGCCCTCATCTGCCGTGCTGGTGATCTGGAAGGTCTGCCCATCACTTACCCGCTTGATGTAGTCCGGAAAAGCCAGCGGCACGCCGGTGCCAACAAGCAGCGTGTATGTAGATGCCGTGTCAGCCTGCTCTGCCACCTGTGCTTCCACGGTGGTGTCGTGACGCTCCACGGCCTCAAACTCCGGGCCGTCCGTCCAGCCGGAAACAAAGCCGCCCACGCCGTCCGGTTCATAGCTGCGGGTCTGAAAACGGTATTTTTTGGTAAAGCTCTGCATTACGGTGGATGCAGCAAACGGATTGACCATGTCACATCTTCCTCCACTGATTGATCTCGGATTTATAGCGGGTCTTGCCGTCTGCAGGCAGGCCGTCCGTGCCTGTAGCCATCGTGCCAGACCACCCGGCAAAGGACTGGGACACATACACGCCACCGGCCGGGAGCGCCTTGTCGTATGCGTCGATTTTTTCAGCCAGCGCCACGAAGTCAGGCGGAACCCGCATGGGCTGCACCGTCCCGTTGAACGTCTCGGCGGTGAGGTCTCCGTCTCCGGCCATGTGCACGCCATCATTGAAGATGGAGCCGCACACAAGGAAATACTGCCCCGGCACCACCCCGGCGGGCACGGTGTCCGGCTCAAAGGCAAACTCGCCTGCAATGGGGTCGTCTGCCCGGTCAAAGAAATTGTGCGTGTAGGCGCACAGCTCAGGGACGGTCATGCAAAGTCACCCCCTTGCAGGTTAGACCGATTCACCCGGGGTAATGGTCTCGACAGCGATACCGTCCAGATACTCAGCAAACAGGGTCACGCCCATAATGGCGTAGCTCTCGGAGGTTGCGGTGCTGTAGTTTGCCTGAGTGTGGAAGCCGATGAGGTTGCTTGCCTCGCCTGCGGTCCGGTAGACCAGACCTGCGCGGGCAAACTCGCTATCCGCAGGATCCACATAGTACATGACGATGTTGTCTACCGGGGTGGCAATAACCTTTCCCTTCGCAATCTCACTGTCGGACAGCAGGAAGATGGTGTTGTAACCCATGAAGTCCTTGATATACTGGAAGCCGAACTGGTTCTGCACGGTGATATTGGCATTGCCCAGATAGTCGTACACGTCCATCACGTTGACAAAGCCAACAACGCCGGTCACGGTGCGATGCATGGTCTTGAACTTGTTCTCGACCGCGCCCTTGGCATGTGCCAGCGCCATCTGGAAGGTCTTGGGAGTGCCCTTCAGTGTGCCGGTGTTCAGGAACTTGTAGAACTTATCCGTTACCAGAGCGGTCAGGTCGTACAGGAACTCATCATCGGTCTTCTGCACGGCGACATCGTAGCCGTAATTCTGGATCGCCTCAAGGGTGACAGACTTGCCGTACTTGTCGATGGTGATCTTGCCGTACTCCTTCTCCTTGACGGTGTACTTGCTGAACGGGATCTCTTCGCCCTCGCCCACGGTGCCGCTCTGCAGGGTGCCCTGTGCATACTTGCTCTTGAGCACGGTGCCAGGCTGCATCCGGATAGGGCGCATGATGCCCAGAATGGTGCGCAGATGGTCCCAGTTGCGCTGGAAACGGGTCACAAAGTCGATTTCACGCGCGGCTACGGTGATATCGGTGGTCATGGTGATATTTTCTTTTGCTGCCATGTATTAGTCCTTTCCGCCGCCTGTGAACAGGTCGGCATTTGCTGCAATGGCCGCCTGGCGTTCGCCAGCGTCCTTGATTGCAAAAATTTGGTCTTTGGTCATTTTGGAGCCGGCATTGGTGGGCGGGGTGTCCACCTTTGCGCCGGTGGTGGTCGTAGTGCCTACGAAGTCGCTCCAATCAGCTTTCAGGCTGTCGGCGTGCTTCTTGGCGTCCTTGACGTTGCCCTTTTCGTCCAGCTCCAGCTTGTCAATGTCCTCGCCGGACAGCCGCACAACGCGGTCTGCATACTTGTCCAGCACCCCGGCGGTCTTCAGCAGCTCCCGAAACTTGGATTCCTTGGCTGCGTGGGTGTCCTTCTGGGTCTGCTGGGCCTTGTAGTCGGTCAAAGCCTTTTCTGCGGCCTGCTTGCCGCTGTTGGCCTCGTCCCGCTCTTTCTCGGCCTTCGCGGTTGCGGCCTTTGCTTCGCCCAACTGGTCCTGAAGAGCGTCCGTCTCGGTGTGCAGCATGTCCAGAATCTTCTTCATCTTGCCGCTGACGTCCACAGTCTCATCCTCCAGAATCGCGCGGAGGTCTTTTCTCTCAAGTGCCATGTGATAGTCCTTTCTGCCCATGCTCGGGCTGGCGTGCTCGCCATCGGATTTGTGAATTGCCTACGTTTTGTAGGCGGTTGCCGGACGTGCTGCCGGTGTGGTGCCGCTTGCAGGAATCGAACCCGCGTCCGCTGGTTACAAATCAGCAGCTCTGCCATTGAGCGAAAACGGCATAAAAAAGCGGCTGACGCTGTGCGCCAACCGCTGAGATATTAGGTTTTACGGTTTGACTTCCACGCTCGGCAAAACGTCAGTGTGGAAATAGAGTTTGTAGTGGTACGGGTCGGTATGGGTGCCGGTAATGTCCTCCACCACATACATGGTGTAGCTGTTGAGGTAGATGTAATTTTTGCGGTAGGTGTCCGGGCCGATTTTCACAGTGCAGACCAACTCGTTGTCCGAGTTGTTGGAAATGGACATATAGCCCTCGGCTTCCATGATGACCTTATCCGTGCGGGCGTTGTAGACGGTGATCTTGCGCTCGCTCTCGAAATAGTCTGCCTGCTTTGAGATGTTGGCGTTCGCCTTGTCAGCCTCAGAGCATCCGCACAGAAGCAACACAGCCAAAAGCGTGATTGCTGCAAAAATCTTTCTCATAGTCATTCTCCCTTCTCTGCTTCTTCCACGGCGATCTGCCGCAGCTCGTCAATGTGATCTTCCACCGCCGGGCGCAGGAACGGGCGGGCTTTCATGCCCCGGGTAAAGTGCCACTTTCCGTTGAAGTCCTTCCAGACCCACGGCGTTTTTCGTCCGTTGCCTTTCTCGGCAAAGATGCCCGTGCCCAGCTCCACATAGACGCTGTAAAACAGGTTGCTGCCGATGGTCACGGTCTTTTTTGCAAGGTCTACGGCGTAGGTCAGGCTCTGCTTGAGCGCGCCGCCCACGTAGCCCTCAATGCCAGTGCTGTCTGCCGTGCCTGTGGGCACAAGCAGCTGGGCGTAGTCCTGCACTTTCATGCCCCAGATGGTCAGCACCCGCTCTGTCCATGAATCCAGTGCTTCATGGAGCTGCGGGGTGTTGTCGGTGAATTTGATGTCGTAATCAAATTTCATCGTTTAAACCAGCTATCTACTTTCTTTTGCAGTCGCTTTTGTGCGCGCTTGTATGTAGAACTTGTAATTTCTCGTTGTTCTCGATTTGGGTCGTAATGCTCCCGAAAATACTTTTTTGCTCTTTCTCGTTCTGCATTTTCAGGGTTCCGCTTCGGATTATCTATCCCAAGTTCTTTAAGAATAATATTCCTTGCAAAAGTTGTTTGTTTTGATGTGAACTCCGGTTTTGGGTAAGTGTCAATGCCGTGGAACGTAACCGCACGACTGATTTCATTTTCTATCGCATCTGTAGTAACCCAAGACTTTTTTAACCCTTCAAACGTGTAATTCTTTGCACCAGCAAAGTTTGGGTTGTTTAGAACACGTTCTGCTTGCTCCGCATAGGTTTTGTATGTTTCTGTTTCTCTTACAAGATTTACGGCCTGCGCGATCTGCTTACTTTCGATAGATGAAAATCCAGCCCCTTTCGCTTCGTTATAGTCATTTTTTGAATAGCCGCCCCCCGCTCTCGCGGAACTGCCCGAACCTCGTTTACTCACGGTAATGTCTCCTTTCGTATTGAAATGGTTTGATTTTGGTAACGTTCCAGTCAAATTCATCAGGGCATTTGCCATACCACAAGATGCCGCTCGGTTGCAGCACTTCCAGCGCTTTGCGGCAGTGTTTGGCAAAGCACTCCGCTTCGTATGGGTCAGATTGCGTGCCGTGGCTCGAAATGCTCACGATGGCGTTTCTAGGCTCACCATCAAAGCACCAGTCATAACTTTGCTCGCCGCACCAGCAGAGCGTTGGAATGACGTGGATGCCGTGCGCCTGCCAGTATGCAGCCAGCCAGTGCTTTTTGTAGTGCATGAAAAGCTGCACCGCAAGCGGCATATCGCTGTAAAGCGAAAAATCCGGCGAACATACCGCGCCGAACTGCTGCAAAAGGGAAATGTATTTGTCGGGGTTGTTCCAGAACCGTTCAAACTGGTAATCGTCCTTGTAAAAATGCACGCCTTTTGTGGCCTTGTCTTTGGCTGTCAGCGCATAATTGACCGGGATCCATTCCAGCTTGTCAATGCGGATGTCCGTTTCCGGCTTGATTTCAGGGATGCCATACTTGCCAACGCCCGGAAAAATCATTTTCTCGGTGTTTTCCATCGGCAGAATCACGGTTCATCCCTCCAAACCTTACTTTTTCTTGAGCTTTTTTCCTGTTTTCCAGTTGTAACCACGTTTTTCCAGCGCACGGCGTGCTGCCTGTGTGGAAGGATTGTCGGGATGCCCTTTCGCTTTGCCCATCAAAACTTCAACACGGCTCTTTTCTCTGATTGTGCCAGACGCAACGCCCGCTTTGTATTCTGCAATAGCAGACTCTCGCCTTGCGGAATACTGTGCAGCGGCCTCGTGGGCTTCCCTTTGCATTTTTTCCGTTTGGCGGCGTGTCAGGCCGTGAGGAATACGCATCTTATCGTCCATGTAATCGCTGATGGGCGAACTTAAGCCACGTTTTGCGAGAAATTCATCAAGCGTAGTCTTCTCACTGCTCGCCCTTGTAGAACTTCCAGAGCCTCGTTTACTCATTTTGGGAACTCTCCTTTCTCCGTTTTCTCTCTTCCGCCCACCACATTTGCTCTTTCTCTTTGCCGCCCTTGGACTTATACCACTCGGTGTAATCCATGACGGGCGTGGTCTTTTTGGTCACATTGTCCCGCTGCATGGCGTTCTGCCGGGGATACTTGCCCAGCGCAGAGGACAGCACACAGCGGCAGTGGTAGACCATCTCCGGCGCTGCGTTTGGGTCGCCGGGGCGCTGAATCTCGTAACCCATGACCTTGAACGGCTCGTCAAGCTCTGCCGTCTGCTGGTCAAGCAGGCGGTGCATCTCACGGGTGCGGTAGTCGTGGGTGGAGTTCCAGCGCTTTTTGACCTCGATGCCCAAAGCCTGGGCGTTGCGCATCTGCTGCAATGCCCCGGCGTTCTGAGCGCCTGTGAGCGCCGTGATGGCGTTATTCATGGCCCAGTGGATCTCTGTATCAGCCATGCCGTTGACGGCCTGCACGGCGATGTCGTGGACGCTCTTGCCCTGCACGATACCCTGCATGACGTAGCGGTTGAACACCCGGGCGTCATAGGTGCGGTTGCTCTTGCTCTTGATGCGCTTGTTTGGCACCAGCTTGGGGTTTTCCTTCAGCAGCAGCTTGACTGCTTCGGTATTGTACAGGGTCAGCCCGAACGTCACGCCTGCGGCCTGTTCCAGCTCGTAGAAAGCCCAGTTTGCGCCAAAGGAAAAGATGCTGTATTGCTCGTCCCGGGCCAGCTTGTAGGCCGTCTGCTGGGCCGTAGTGCAGGTCTGTGTGATACCGTCCAGCTTCTGGCGCATCAAATCGGACTGAAAGACCTGATTTTGCAGCCAGATGCGGTAATCCTCTTCAGTGATTTCGCCTGCATCCAGCTGCGCCCGCTTGCGCTCGTCCAGCGCTCGGTACTTCCCCAGGAACTCGGTGAGCTGCTCGGTCATTTCCCGGCGGGCAGTGCCGTATACGCGGAGGATGCGTCGGCGCAGGCGGTTCAGCTGCCGGGTGGAAATGCGGTCACGGTCAGAAATCATGCTTCATCACCGTTGTCATCCTCGTCCTCGTCCACGGTTTCTCGTGCTGCGCTTTCCGCCATCAGGGACGCCCTGGCCTTTTCTTTCTGCTCCGGGGTCAGGTTGGGCAGCAGGTCAATGGCCATGTCCTGCCCGATGATCGCCGCCTCGGAGATTACTGTGCTGACCTGCTCTGCGGTGTTTACGATCCGGCTCCGGTTGAATGTCGGCATTGCGCTGCCAAAGCCAGCCAGCGCACAGATCTGACGAACAAAAGGTTTGATCTGAGCCTCGAAGTCGTCTGCGTTCTGGTTCATGGGTTCATAGGCTGCATCCAGATGGTCGTTGGTGCTGTTTGCGCTGACACAATGCACATCCAGACCGCCGAAGTCCTCATAGACCCGGGTGTGGAGCAGCTCTAGCAGGGTCTGCCGGGCAGTCACCGGCACTTCGCTGGTGTATGGAGTGATCTTGCCGCCCTCGCTGGTGTCCGCACCGGCGATGTGGTAGAGGTTCAGCTTCGCAAGGAACTCCTGCAGTTCATCATCGGTCATGCCGTTGAAGTTTTCGCACAGCCAGTAAATCTGTGCGCAATCCTGCAAGTCGCTGCAGAAGCCGGACGTCACCAGATCGGTGTTGTCGATGTAGGCTTTCAGGCCTACGAGGGTGCTTTGATGCAGGTCGGATCCCCACAGCGGCACCACAGGCAGAGTGCTGTAGTTTTCCCCCTCCACGCTTTCCAGCCCGCCGCCGGGGGTGGAGACGGTCACGCTCTTGTATGCCTGCTTCGGGGCCGTCTCCTGCATAGTGCTGCCGATCCTTCTTTCCGTGTACTCGGTGTAACCGTCCTCTTCGTACAGGACATAGTGCATATCCGTGTCAGGATTCAGCCGCCAGAACCGCACCCCGGCCCGCATAGAGCCGGAGGTCTCATCGTACAGGGGCGCAAACTCGGTCAGCTTGAACACCACCAGATGGTCGTTGTTCCAGAAGCCAAAGCTCTCACCGTGGATCAGGGCAAAGTATCCGGCTTTCTGGATCTGCTCGTCAAATTCAGCCCCCAGTTTTCCTTTGTCCACGTCCTTATCCGCAAAGGTGACGCCGTTGCCCAGGGAGTAGGTAGCACGCTGTTTGTTGAGCCGCCGGAACAGATTGCTCTTGACCATATCGGGCCGGGGTACATCCTGCCGGGTGTTCTTGGAAAGGCGCTTCAGCATAAAGGCGTAGGCTTGCGAAAAGCGTTCCGCGCCCGGGTTTTTCTGAGCGTCGTACAGGTCAGCGTCCAGCGCCATCCTGTAAGGGCCAGAAGCGCAGTGCTGCTGCACGAACCGCCGGACAAAATCAGGCTGTTCCCCGGCGGCCTGCGCCTGCTGAAAGGTCTGGAATGTGTATACAGTGCTCAAAATCAATCCCTCAGTTTCACAAGGCGCTTCGTGCGCACAAAATATCGGATTGCGTCCATGCAGTGGTCGTTGACCTTCAGCACGGTGTCGTCTTTGTCCGGGTCCCAAGCGTACACGCCGAACTCTTCCAGCGTGTGCTTGCAGTCTTTGCAGATCTTCAGCCGCCCGGTCTGCAGCATGGTCTGCACGTCCAAAATGCCGCTCAGAACGTCGTTGTTTGCGTGGGTCTGGGTAAAGCCATTCTTGCGCAGTTCCGTAATCAGGGGCAGAGCAGAGGGGTCAACGATGATCCTCTCCGGCTTGAGTCCGTTCAGCCACGCCTTGAGGTCTGCGACGTACTCGCCCACGGTCTTTTGCCGCTTCTGTTCGCGGCCACTGTAGTAATACTCCCGGGTGACGATCCAGCAGTCTGCATCTGCCTGCTTCTGGAGCAACAAAAAGACCGTTGCGTTCTGGGTGCCAAAGTCACACGCCACATAGGCGCTTTTCGGAGACAGCTCCGGCAGCACGTCAATGACGTGTTTTTTCGGGTCGAACATGTCATATACAAGGCCCTCTGCCACCGTCCACAGGCCCAGAATGTAGCGCTGGTAGAAAACGCCGCTGTACTGGCTGCGGTATCTGGCCTTGATTTCCTCGGAGAGCGACAAGTTGTCGTCCATCGTAAAGTGGAGGTACATCATCTTGCGGGAACGGCATTTCCGCACCCACTCAAGATAAAACCAATGCTGTGGGCTGCCCGGGTTGCAGTTGAACCAGAATTTTGACCCGGTGACGGAGCAGCGGGCAGTGGCCTGATTGACAAAGCTCTGCGGCATCAGCGCCACCTCGTCAAAGAATGCCCCAGCCAGCGTGATGCCCTGGATCAGGTCTTGGCTGCTCTCGTCCTTGCCGCCGAAAAAGTAAAATTCGTTGGCTTTTCCGCCCTTGCTGACGGTCATGCAGTTTTCTGCCCGGTGCTCCTTGACGTTGTAGCCACGGGCTGCAAGCTGCTGCTTGAGCGTCCCCAGCACGTTGCGCCGGAAGCTGGCGATAGTCTTGCCACACATGGCAAACTGCTGGCCGCTGTAGCAGGTCATAGCCCACTGGACAAAAGAAAAGCTCATGGCAAAGGTCTTTCCCGAGCGGATAGCACCATCGGCAATGATGCCGTTATAACCGCTGTATGCGCTCTGCGGTGTCCACCAGCTCAAGACCTGCTTTTGCCGCTGGCTGAGGGCTTTCCAGCGAAAACCGTTACTTTTCCGCATTGTCGTCCTCTTCCTCTGGCAGCATCTCCACGTCATCCGGCGGGCTGAGGTCAGCGGCGGCGCTCAGTGCCTCCACAAGCCCATCGTCCGGGACTTCTATGCTATTCTGGTCTCCCAGCATGGCAAACTTGTCCACGATGGTGCCAAACGCCGTTGACAGCTGCGGCAGTGTTGCTTCCGCGATCTTGTCCGGGTCGGCCATCGCTTTCAGGTACAGCCCGAGAAGCTCTTGTGCTTCTCCTTGCTTGCTCTCCATGTAAGAAAGCATGTCCTTCGAGTTTTCCCGTTTTTTTTGTGCACACAAGCGCGCACTCTCCGGGTCTTCCTTTACGACTTTCTTAACGGTCGCGTCCGAAACGTCATTCAGCTTTGCGGCTGCACGGTAGCTTTGGAGCTGCACATAGTCCGCAACGATCTTCTTTTTTTGCTTATCTGTCAGCCTCCGTGCGCCCACCGCCACCACCTCTCTAAACTCATACAAAAGAAAAACCGCCCGGAAACCCGAACGGTCAAAATATCGAATGTGCCGCTTGCAGGAATCGAACCCGCTACCCCCGGATTAAAAGTCCGGTGCTCTGCCAGACTGAGCTAAAGCGGCATAAGAAAAACCAGCTTTGCTGCATGGAGCTCATCATGCAAAAAGCTGGTTTTTAATCGTATTGTATCAGCAGCGGTTAATCCGCACGGATAGCAGGCCGTGCTCCTTGGATACAGCCACGGCCTCCGATCTCTGCCCGAGGCTCGCGTTTTGTGTGGTCTGCACGGAAACCGAAACGCCGCGCATAGCGCACAAAGTGGCTTTCTTTGTTGCTGATCGGTAAGGCCGAGAGGATAAGGCCAGCGCCGAGACGTGTCACAAACCTTGTCATGTCGCAAATCAGTTCTTTCAAGCGCTCAAACATTTGTATGCCTCCTCTCCAAAAGTGTCCACTGCGGACACTCTAAAATCACGCTAGCCGCCAGCTGGATTTGAACCAGCACCCACGGAACGGATGTGCGCAGTGGCTGGCTGTGCAGTGATGTTCCCGTGGTGTCACCAACGTTGTCCCGCCTTAAATGGGCGGCGCTCTTCCAGTTGAGCTATGACGGCATATAAGCAGCGCCCCGCATTCAGTTGCGTTGGACAGGCGTCAAACGGTGGAGCGCCGCTGCATCTGGAACTTACGCGGTCAGATGCCCCGCGTGCTGCGCAGCCCCCTCACAGGGCACGCAGATGGCATTCCCGGCAGGACTTAAACCTGCATCCTGCGGTTTTGGAGACCGCTGCTCCATACTTGAGCTACGGGAATATAAAAACAGCTCCGGTTCTCCGCCAGGGCTGTTGATTGGCGCACATCCTGTCAGGAAAGCTACACCTTGGCAAGGATTCTAAGGCCTTTTCTCGGCACGGGAGGTTGCACGTGCGGCCTTGCGGGTTGTCTGGTCCATGCGCCATATGGAGCGAGATCGCGGAGTCAAACCGCGCGGAGAGGAAGGCCTCGAACCTTCCCGATGCGCTCAAAGTTGCGCAGCTCTGAGCGGAGCCGTTTCGGAATCTCGCATAGAAGCAGCCCGCGAAACGTGAAGAGAGAGCAAAGCCCAGTGCCTGCAAGCAGAAAAGGAGGAAAATGCCAAGAAGGGACACGTTTCGGAGGCTGCATGCATCGGTTTGCCTTTTGGCTTTTCCGATGATACAATTTTACACCATGCGATAGTGAAACCGCAATGTAATGACAGTGCAATGTTCTTAAAGGCTCAGCTCCTCCATTGCTTTGCGCCGCAAGACATAGACCATGCGCAGAGAGTAATTCATGTCTTTTGCGACCCTTTCCCACGTGAGGCAATCGAGATAGTACTTGTACAGCACCGTGTATGCTTTCTCGTTCTGGATCTGGGCGAGCGCGTTTCTGATCTCGAGGAACAGCCTGTCGCAGACCGCTCTTTGCTCATAAGCCCGGCGCTCCGCTTCCTCCTTACGTTCCTCCGCCCGGGCAAGGCTCTGGCCATCTTTGCTGCCGCCGGGGGCCGCGCTGAGGCTTTGGGTGATGTGCCGGGTGGCCTCCTGTGCTTCGGCCAGCCGGTCAGACAGCAAGTAGTATCTTTTCTCCGCTTCGCGGTAGCGGTTCAGCCACGCCTTAACGGTGCGGTAATCGGTTCTTTCCGGCTTCTGGGTGTCGGTGTCAGGTATCCATGTGCGAGCCATTGTTGCTCCTTTCTTCAAAATCGCGGCAATATTCGGGCGGATTTATGTATCCTTCGTCTTTGTCACCGCTCTGGCAGATATAGTGATATCCGGATTCTGACGCCCCAAATTTTTGCTTTAAGAATACGCACCGGTCGCAAAGGCAAGGTTTTTTTCGGTTGAGCCGCCGCTTGAAATATTCAATTGGGTTGCCATCGCTAAGAACAAACCAGATGAAAAGCCCTGCAAGTGTTGCCATGAACAGCGTGCTTGCAACTTCAAATAGCATATCAAACATTTTACTCCTCCATTTCTTCAATCTCGATTTCCACCCTCGGATTTTTTCGGTCGAGCTCTACCCGGCTGCCATCGTGGGCGGTGACGATCTTGCTGTTGTCGTCTTCCAGCACCCGGGCTTTTACCAGGATGTCCGTGGTGGCCTCGATGAGGTTCGCCAGATCGACCCGGCGGGCGGTCTTCATGTAGTACACGCACCTCACGTTAACGCGGGCAGAGATAGGGCTGCGCGGCCTTTTGATTTGCCGCAGGCAGTCAATCTCATAATCCACATAAACCTTGCTGGGGGCCACGAATGGGGTCCCGGAGCGTGTGCGGAGAATGCGTGCGGAATTCTTCTTTGTGTGTGGGTCGCCGTAGAGGATCAGCTTCATTCACCGTCCTCCATGTAACACCAGCTTTGCGGATGGCGTGAAATGTATCGGGATGCACAGCACTCCTCCTTCATGTTGTCCCATTGCAGGCAAGTACAGCAGTCGCCGCCGTGCTTGCAAGGCTTCATGCCCCAAAAATCTTTGAGTCTTACGGGTTCATTCCAAATTTTTAAGTTGGAAATGTGCCAGCCGTATCCCGGGTGAATACCGAGATATTTGGAAAGCTCTGCATCGGTCAGACAAGTGGTAAGCTCTTCTCGCTTGGCATTACGTTCTTCGTCGTTGTTTTCCGGCAGGGTGTAAACCGGCAAATCCAGACTCGAGGCCGTGAAATTGAACCCAACGCAGTCCCTGTCGATTCTGTAGATTTCATCGCAGACAAATGTACCAATGACGCACTCTTCCATCTTCTGTAACCCGGTCTTTGGAAATCTCTTCCACCATGTCTCGGCACCGGTGCAGTAGATGTACACCTTGAACGGCGTTTCCAGCTTCGGGCGGGTCTTGCGTACCTCAATGGTTTTTTGCCCCCGAATGATGAGGTCGCACCATTCAGGCCGAATGCTCAAAAGCACAGCTTTCATAGCTTTCCTCCAATCAAATCGTCAATGTGCATCTGCACGGCCTGCTCCGGCACGTCTTCCCAGCCGATGCCGATATAGTCCAGCACGCGCCCCCATCCGTACCACTCGCCGTTTTCATCGCGGCAAACGTGCTTCATCCAGAACTCCCACTCTTTGGGGTTGGTCTCCCGCAAGATGTCAAAACGATGCGGTCTTCCTTCGACGTGGATGCCAAAGCCGCACATAGTGCAGCCGGTGCGCTGTGCCTTTGTGGTGTACAACTTTCCGTCCCTGTCCTTCGCAATTTCGCCATATTCGGCGGGAATAGGAACGTTCAAATCAAGCGCAAGCTGCAAAATGTCCTGTCGGTCAAAAATAGCAAAAGGCGCGCTGCGGGTGGTGGTCTTGCCGAAGTAGTTGCATCCGTGCATTTTCAGGCTTTTCTCGCGCCGCCCGCCCTCGCTGGCCATAAGGCCCATATAGGGCACGCTGTTGTGGTCCCGTGCCCAGTCGTTGCAGGGCTTTTCCTTGAGGTAGTAGCAGCAGCGGTCAGACACCTTGAACGGGGCCGCCTGATACCCAAGCGCTGCGCCCTCCGCGTCTGCGCCGCCAAACAGGTCGAGCCACTTCTGCGGCAGCTTCATGCGGCTGTTCTTCTGCCAGCCGCCATATTCGCCGGTTTCCCCGGTGATGATCGCATGCCGCACGGTTGCGTTTTGCTCTGTCGGGTTTTGCAACAGCATAATTTTTCCGGCCTTTTCCTTGCTGATCACAGGCCATCCAAACTCCTGCAGGACCTGTACCTTGCTTTTCAGAGGCTTCAGAAATACGAAGGACGGCGCTTCTCCATCTCCCATCCAGTTTTTGTACTCAGCTTCCATCTCAGCTGCCATCTGCTTGTGCACCTGCTGCACACCCTTGCCCTCCAGCGAGGAGCAGGACACGCAGGTGACGGGCAGCCCGATGCTCTCCAAGAAGTAATGTAGCGTGATGGAATCCAGACCGCCCACGGATAGGTGCACGCCCTTTTCGTGCTCTTTTGCCCAGTAGTAAAATGCCTCGGCCATTTCCTGCGCGTGCTCTACCTTGCGCTTGTATTCCCACTTCTGCATCGTCTGAAAACGCTCAATGTTTGCCAATGAGCCATTTTCAGCCATAATATCCTGTACGGTTTTCATGCTTTTCTCCTTTTTCTGGGCGGGTGTTTTCCTCCCATCCATCCCTCTTTGTTGAAATCGTTGCGGTTGATGCGCTCTGCGGCGTGCTGGGCGTTGGTGTAGATCAATTCTTCCTTGTGCTGCGTTCTCCACTCTGCAAAGCGCGGGCAAGTGTCGTGGCAGGCCGTGTGCCGCTCCGGGCAGTCCTTACATGTCTGGTTCTTCATGGGGATTCGACCTCCATTCTTTTTGCCTGAATATCCGTATACTCCGGGTAGTGGTCGCCCGCCATCTGGCAGGCCCTGAATTCTGCCGCCTGCGGGCTGGAAGCCGTCATGCGGTAGGTGAGTGCTGCATCTCCAACCGGGCCGCTGCACTCAAGGATCACTTTGTATCGGGGCATTCTCTTCCTCCTTTTTCCGCTTCTCCAGCCACTTCATGGTGCGGTCCGGTGCGTCCCTCATGAAATCCCCGGCCTTCTCGGCTTCCTCCGGCGGGCGGGAAACGTACCGAACCGGGTTGCGCTGGAACGCAGGGGCTTTTTGCCGCTCCTTGTCCCGCGAGAGCCAGCAGGATGCAGCTGCCTTCCAGCTCTTCATGGGGTTCTTACCAACCTTCCACCCGTTGGACGTGTAGAAGTCCATGAACCGCTGCGCCTGCTCATCTGAGCCGCCCTTCTCGGCAAAATACGCCTTGACCTCCACATCATCCGGCGGATGGAAACGGTTCGATTTTGCGGGGGAGGGGGTAGTAGACGCGTCAGCGTCTCCATCTCTCTCTAATACGTCAGTATTAGATTTGTACTTTGTACTTTGTACTTTGTACTTTGGTGCCCCATGGGTTTCGTTGGGTTTCTCAGAAAACCCATGGGTTTCGCTGGGTTCTTTTGGCTTTTTCGGTCTACCGCCTTTACTGCCGTTTGTGTGCTGCGCGTCAATTTTGCGTTTATACGTTTTAATATTTTCGTTCATGAACGGGCGTAGTGCTTCAAATGCCATGCGTTCGATGGGTTGCAGCTCTTCCGGCTCCCGATTCAGCTCCACATACTGCCGCATCTGGGTGAACACGTTTTTGTACTGTTCCGGCGGGAGGATATCCAGAATGACGAACTTGTCAAACGGGATCATCAAAGCCTTTGGCCTTACTTCCTCTTCCATGCTCCACCTCCTTCCTTTTGAGCGCCCGTAACGTCAGATAGCACATCGCTTTGCCAGTTATCAGAACGGCAGGTCGCCGTCGTCGGTGATCTCGGCAAAGTCGTCCGGCTCGCACTGCGCGTAACCGGCCTGCGGTGCGCTGTGAGAGGCGTTTGCCTGCCGATTGTAACTTTGCGTCTGCTGGTCGAAACTCTGCACAGCGTGCTTGTCTGCGGGCTTGGAGCCTGCAAAGCTCACATTGTTGGCCACGACCTCGAAAGCGGTGTGGTTGTTGCCGTTCTTGTCCTGATACTGGCGGGTCTGGATGCTGCCGTCGATGGCGATCAGGCTGCCCTTCTGGAAATACTTACAGACGAACTCGGCAGTCTGCCGCCATGCGGCAATGTCAATAAAATCGGCCTTGCGTTCCTCTCCCTGACGGACATAGCTTCGGTCGCAGGCGATACAAAAACGGCACACGTTGGTACCCTGCGTGGTGGTCTTGAGTTCCGGGTCCGCCACAAGGCGGCCCATGATGGCTACAACGTTAAGCATGCATCAATCCTCCATCTTCTTTCGGCTGCTTTCTGGCGCACTCCATGCAGAGGACACGCCCGTATTTTTTGAAACTGCGGTCGGCTGCCTGTTCGGCGGTCAGCGCAGATTTTCCGTCCTTGGACTTGATGCCAGTGATCTGCTTCCCACAGCAGGCACAGACAGGCTGGGCGGAGGGCTTCTGTGCAGGCCTTGCTGCAGGGGCGCTGTACTTGGTTGCATCTGCGTTCCAATACACGTCTGCACCGATACCAAGCGCCTTACATGCCACGCCCTGGGCGTCCGTGTAGGCTTTTTTATACGCTTCATCGTCTGTGCGCTGGCCGCTTTTCTCGGTGGAGATCAGCATGGACCCGCCAACGCCTGGGATAGGAGCGCTCCAGGCGGTCCCATCATCCTGCCGGATGTACAGGCAGGTGAAGCAATGCACCATCACCTCGCCGTTGACGCCGGGTTTTTCCTCGAATACTGGCGGGTCGAACTTCCAACCGATGCCCGCCGGGCCGAAAAGCTCGGTCAGCTTCTTGACGCGCCACATGGGGTTGATGTCGGTCATGCCGTTCAGCCGCCCGCCGCTGATCCGCTTCTGCGCTTCCGGCGGGACAGATCGGGATGACTCATAAATGCTCGTTTTATCCATGCTTATATGCTACCTCCTCGCACCCGTGCTCACGGCAGCGGGTCTCAAGCGCCACATGCTCAACGTTATAGCCGGTCTGTGCGGCACAGGCCAGATCATGTGCAAATCCGAACTGGCTGGACTGGCACAGAATGACTTCCAGCGCATAGACGGCCCGTCCAAGGGCGGTTGCGGCCTCATTGCACGCCCGCGCCCGGTCGATGGGCTCCGTGCCCATATACATGCTGTTCGGGTGTCTCTTGATCCACGCCAGATCTCCGGCAACGGCCTTCTGCACCTTTCCGCAGGCGCTCACGGCGGCGCCAAGCGCGGCCAGCGCATCCAGGGTCATGTCCAACTGCCACTCCGGCACGTTGGACGCGTAGTTCAGGCAGATTTTGCCTTTTTCACTGCACTGCATAAATATTCACCTCGAATAGATCAGGTTGCCTAGGGCGTCCTTGACGTCGATCTGGCTGTATTCACCGGTCTGGATCTGCTCATCTGCCCAGTGCTGGGCGTCCACGCTGGCCTTGACCGGCTCGCCCTCAAAGCATTGCACGTCAATGCTGCAGTGCTCTTTGCGGTGTCCGTAGCAATAGTAAAATGCCACGTCATCCATTGTAAAAACCTCCTGTTTGTGATATCTTTGTGGTGATGGAGGTCTGGAATCCCGTCACCTTGTGGTCTGTCCGTGCTGGAACACACTGGCAGGCTGCTTCTTTTTGCGCTTGCGGCGCTGCGGCAGGCTGTCCACCTCACTTCTGGGAATGCGTTCCCGCCGGATGGTGTACTTGACGTGTCGGCTTCCGTCGTGCAGCCAGTGGCTCACTGCGCTGGCGAAGCTGCCGGAGCTGGAATACCCCAGCCGTCGGGCGCACATTGCCGCCGTGCCGGATTCTACCAGATCTCCGGTCTTGGAATCTCAGACGGTGTACCACATGACGTTGTGGATGTAATCGCTCATGCTCCGCGCTCCTGATTCTCTGGGTAGTCCGGGTTCCGGGCATGTTTGCGGGTGATTTTGCCGTACTTGCGCCGCTTTGCGGCTCTCTCCCTGTCCTCTGCGGCAAAGCCCAGACGAGTCAGCAGAACGGCGGCCAAAATCAGCACCAGCGACACCGCAAACAGTGTGCTGGAGATATATCCGGTGGTCTGCGCGGTGCCCTCTGCACCCATAGCTGCGCCCATTCCAACGCCGCCAAAAACGACAGCCAACCAGTAGTAAGTAGTAGATTTGAGTTTCATTCTTTCGGATCCTCCTTTGTATAAACCTTTTCGAGCTTGTAAAAATCCTTCACCCACGCCATAAACCTGGCACGGGAGATGTCAGGGCAAGGCTCTTTTGTTCCTACGGACGGCTTTGACCACTCCGGGAAAATTCCCGCCTGGATCTGCGCTCTCAAGACCTTTTCGGTCTTTGAGATGTTGTTGTCCCGAAGAATCTGGACGCACTCTGCGATTCCCATGTTCGGCTTCATTATCGTCCACCTCCTTTTTTGTTCTCAGCTGCCGTTTCAGCCGGATATGCTCCAACAGCTCCGGCTGCCTTGCATCCCAGCGCTGTTCAAGCCAACGCTTGTTGTAGTGCTTCTTCACGGTGCAGCCTCCACAAACTCGCCATTTTTGAGGGTGTACCAGGTGTTCTCTTTGATAACGGCTCCGTCAACCTTTGCCATTTTGGCCAGCAGCATATTGCCGTCATCATCGTACTCGGTCAGCACCAGATAGCAGCCCAGTGCGCCGCACGCCTTACCGCAAGCACCGTTTACAACGGCAATGCTATCTTTGCCGTCTGCTTTTGCGCTGCAATAAGCCCCAGTGGCTGCCGCCGTGCTGTAATTGCCGCTGGAACCCGCCGTGCTGTAATCGCCGCTGGAACCCGCCGTGCTGTAATTGCCGCTGGAACCCGCCGTGCTGGAATCGCCGCTGGAACCCGCCGTGCTGTAATCGCCGCTGGAACCCGCCGTGCTGGAATAGCCGCTGGAACCCGCCGTGCTGT